GTCTCAAGTGGAAAACAGAAACCATTACCCATAGAAACAAACTTGGAGTAAACGTAAAGCTTACCATCAAGTTTATAACTATGCGACCTGATTGAATTCAAAAGATCGAACCAATCAGGGGGTAGGAGACTGCGACATAGTTCGATCGATATGCTATCACTAGCACTCGAGAGATCAATGGTGCAGTAACCACCATCCACGCTAGAGAGAGACCCGTAACGGGCATATCTCTGGTTGCGTGTTTGGTCCCGCAGATCGATACCGACTCGTCTCATACGTTTACGCATGACGTTGTCGATACCTTTCTGTAGATACCCATTCAGTAAAGGTTCGGTCGCTATAGTTCGATCAACTGTAGCGTCCTTGGGCACAAACGAAATTTTATTGTGCTCTACTAGCTTGGCTTTCGATCTGAACGCCCAGTTAAAGGCGTCTGGATCGATGCAAAAGAAGGGTGAACGCAAGGGATCTCCCAAAAGGAGCTCCCAAACGTGTAAATCCCTTTTCATTGCAGCGGAGGCATAGTAGTATGCGCCGGGAGTAACGGTCCAAACCTCACTCTGTAATTTACGAGCAAGGTTTGTACGATCACCGTGCACTCCCAGTGATGCACCAGCACTAAAGCCACACTCATCCCATATTTCATCGAGCTTTAAAGGCCCTAGAACATATGAGATATACGATCGGGCGCTTTGCAGCGCCTCCTCGTAAGGAGAACGTACCCGGTCAAAGCAGCGAAAACGTCGATTAATCCACGAGCAACGATGCTCGGAAGATTTAAAAATCGACACTGCTTTGTCCCTACGTGTATCACGAATGACACCGGTAGGAAAAGGATACTTCCTTATAAGTGAAGCCAACTGACAGCACAGCAGATGTTCAGCTGGCGACGGATACTCTGTCGTCGCTAAACTGCCAGCCCAGCTTAAGAGACCTTCAAAGTCTCTAGAATCAAGGAGTCTTTTACCTTCCTTAACTCGTTCGGCCGGGAAGTCCTGCAGCACAAGAGAAAGAAAAGCTTGGTAATTACTCCAGCTATTCTTTTTCAGTACTTTGTTGTGCTCGTTGAGCCTTGCTAAAACTCGGGATTTCATCATGATCTCCAGGGTTATGAAAAGAGATAAACTCCCTTTTCAGAATGACGACAAAAGTTCCAGAAATGAGAACGATTGCCAAGACAAATGCCAAGAATTCCCGCATCTCAATAATTGAGTTGCTGGAGCTTGACGTGAGTCTTTCCGGATGCCGAAGAAAGAAAGGCACCCATGTCATTCAGCACGGCGTCGATGTCAGCAGAAGCAGCACCCACCGGGATTGTGACCTGCACATCGCAGATCGCGTCCCAAGTTGTAGTGAGTGCCCCCGTAAGAGTCAACGTACGGGTAAGCTTTGCACTGGTCCTTCCCACACCACTGAAGGTAACAGTTGGCTTTGGAAGCGTACGGCTGAGGCGAATATCATCTTTCACCGAAACCGTATGCGACGGGCCATTGTAACCGACGGAGTTCGCCGCGATAGTATCCGCGGTGAACGTTTTGGCATTTACTGTCAAAGACATTGGGATAACTCCCTAATGGAACAACATTAAGAAAATCGATGACAATCTCTCAAGTTTTCAAAAAGTGAGGGACTGAACTTGCTGAATTACTAAAGCAATAGCGTCAGCTGCGCGGGTGTATTGATCAAGGCGGAAATCGCTTTTGATAACAAGACCTCCGCGCTGATAACGCTCATCGATAACATTACGGCCGATACGTTTAACGTGTATGTCTACACGGTCAGCGTAACTTCCGCTTCGAACTACTACCGTTTGGTCGACATTCGTATAGCCAGTGAAATATCCGGAATTCCAGATATCTTGCTTGACTGTAAAAGTGCCTCCCATAGGCGTTAAGTTCACCCTTGGAATGTTAGCGTAAATTAAATCACCTACGTTAACAAACCAGTCTACGACAAAGGAAAGGCGAGTTAGCTCCCAAGGAACACCAACGACATTGTGGAATGTTAATCCCAGTTCGTCGAAAGGATTCCTACGATAGCTATCCCACCACGATGCTCGTATTGATACAGTATCTGTATTTACACGAGCAAAGTTCCAAGTCCAGTAGGTATCGGGAACGGCGAAAGTCTTCACGACGTAACCTTGCAACTGCCCGTTAGCACGGGCCGCATGGTAAACGGCGGGTCGATTCCAACCTTTCTCGAGGGCAGCCATACCAGCTTTCACATCAGACATAAGAGGAGAAATCCCATATCTGAAACGAAGGTACTCACTCGACGCTAAAACCAACATTAAATTGATTTCGCGTCTGGCGAAGGAAGCCATGCCTTTAAAGCGATAACGCTTTTCGGGGTACTTCTTCCTTAACCGTTGGAGCTCGCGATAAGAAGGTGAACGACGAAACTTGTTCACAAATCTGTTCACGTTCTCTAACGGGTTCACAAGCATACTGTACGACTTGTCAAGCTCTGCTAAAGATTCAACATAATTAGCTTTGCCGGCACGTCGGGCAGCCATGCACTGTGTAATCACCTGAGTGGTAAGGTCACTACTACGCCCATCCGAGAGGACCTCTTGGGGAGAGTAACCCCCGAGGATAGACGAGAAGTGTAACGGCATTAGAACTCCATCATACTCCGACCAGTTGTTGAGACTGGGAGTGCATGACGGAGCTACCGTAGTGTCTCTAAGGTGAGTATAACCGGACGATGTAACAGTCGTTTCGGTTACAGAATAGGGATTAAAAGGGAGAAATCCTTTTTGAGCCCGCACCTTAAAATAGTCGCGAGTGACGATATCCCACACAGACTTCTTAGTTCCAAACTGGGCCGAACTTACCCCGAACGCTGTATAAGCCGATATTGTTCTATCAGAACAAGAGATCGGAAAATACCGCGTACGGTAGGTAGGAACGGTCCCCAATAACGAACCAGAAGACCTGTAGCGTGAGGTACCGGCAATCAACGACATAGACACTCCTATTTGCTGGCAAGGGACCTGTTCTTTTCAAACAGGAATTAATTGTAGTAACAACCTCCTTTCGAAGGAGTTACTAGCGGTTAACACCGCAATTCATCCCGTATTCAAATTAATGAAGACCCGGAGGGTGCGAAAACCTCGCACGACTCCGGGGAGTACCATTCACCAAGTCGATTATCATGTCTGCACAGTGTACACACACAACACCCTTTCCAAGGAGAAAGACTCCTATAGAATCGGCCTTGGGGTGCATCCTGTTCATAATGATAACGTAATGGGGAATGAGGAGGTCAGGGGCCCCATCCTCAGTGATGACAACATCACCAGAAGGGAGTTTCGAGATCTCCATAAGTACTCCTTTCATTGAAA